TAGCCAAATGGATACCAATGCCTGAGTTCTATCGTATCCGTGACGATGGTACAGACATGCCATGTGCGCTCATCATCGAGGAGCTATCCGATGCACCCCAACCGATGCAGAACCCCATGTGTCGTGTGATCTTGGATCACTATGCTGGCGAGCTCAAGTTGCACCCCAAGCTACACATCATTGCATCAGGTAATCGTACATCGGACAAGTCTGGTGCCAATCGCATGACTACCAAGCTATCCAATCGTATGCAAGAGTTGCAGTATGACGAGAACCTAGACGACTGGTGTGCATGGGCATTGGAGAACGACATTGCAGTCGAGCTGATTCAGTTCATTCGCTTCAGACCCAACTTGCTGTCTGACTTCGACCCCAACCGCAACATCAATCCAACACCACGGACTTGGGAGTTTGCCAATCAGGTGGACACATCACTCTCATCTGATCTCTACTTCAGCAACATCGCTGGCTGTGTGGGTGAGGGTGCGGCTGCTGAGTACACAGGCTTCAAGCGTATCTTTGAGAACTTGCCCAACATCGAGGGTATCTTGCTCAATCCATCCAAAGCGGCTGTACCAACTGACCCTGCTGTGCTGTATGCATTGACTGGTGCATTGGCACACAAAGTATCCAAGGATAACTTTGACCGAGTCGCTGAGTATGTTGACCGCATGCCTGCTGACTTCCAAGTGATGTGTATCTTCGATGCACAGAAACTTAAACCCGAGATTCGCAACACCAAGGCATTCATGCAGTGGGCTGTGAAGAACGCCAACGTCTTACTGTGAGGCAATCATGGGGTACAGAACTGATGGCGTATGGCTGATACGCGGTACTGTGGAAGATATCACTGCCGCAATGGTGAGCGCACGAATGAACTACCCCGTCCCTGCGGGGGCGGCTGACTTAGGGTTCGATGCGTTTGAGGTGTACGAAGCTAGACATGGCAACAACATAGCGGGGTACATCAAGTTTGAATTTGAGGGCTGGAAATGGTACTCAAGTTACACAGACATTCAGTGGTTAGAGCGTCTGTGGACACACTGGAGCGGGAACCCTAGGTTATCAGGGACTCGTCTTCATGTGGGTGAGGAGGAAGACGATGTTGAAATAGACAGATTCGGGGATGACCCGACAGATGTATACATCACTCGTGAGATACATGTGGGTGAAGCCACTACTGGTAATTACTTATTTAACAAGGAGAGCGATGATGCAATTAACTACACTGGCAGATAAGGCTATGTTGGTCAAGCTGACCACACGCAGAGCCAACTTAACAACACGCGACATGATGGCAGAGGAGTACCTGCAATCTGAATTGGGTGATACCGCATTCGTGGTAAACAAGAAACTATTTCGTGACCCGAACAATCCAGTCAATCGACTGCTTGCCAAGGCCAGTGAAATATACACCTATCACAAATCGCGCACATTGCCATACATTGACAAAGGTCCAAGGCTACTGCCCAACGAACAGTACTTCGAGTACACGCAGAGTATGCGTAGCTTGATGGCTGAAGTTGATACATACATGGCACTCATCATGCCTGACTATGACAAGTATGTGGCACTTGATGTGCAATCTAGACTGCTCGCCGATACGGGTAAGGTTAAACCTGCGAGGTATGTAGCACCAAGCCCATCGGACTATCCAACTGCTGAAGAGTTCCAAGCACGTATTGGACACGACCTACGATTCACACCACTGCCACAAGCAAGTCACTTCCTGTTCGATATCAGTGAAGAAGACAAGCAAGCGTTCGAGGCATCCATGAATGAGGTGGCTATTCGTGCTCGTAGTGAAGTCATTAAGAAGATGATGGAACCACTCAAACACTTGGTTGACAAACTTAACAAACCCATCGGTACTGAAGGCGCGATCTTCCGCGACTCAGCAATTCAGAACGTCATCGAAGGCGTCGAGATGGCTAAGCGGCTCAACATCGGTGGAGATAGTGATGTATCCGAGATGGCACGCGTTATCGGTGAGGCTGTCAAGCTGTTCTCTGATAACAAAGAAGTACTGCGTGAGTCACCAATCGTTCGTGAACAAGCCGCTAAGAAGCTTGACTACATCGCACAGCAGATGGGTGCACTGTACGGACAACCATGATCTTCTCAGACTTTGAACTGATACTGATCGGAGCGTTTCTTGGGGTGGCAATCATGTACTTCAAGCAACGCATCCGTAACGAAACTCAAGATGAGCTACTGTGGCACCTATCACGCATCATCGCAGGTGTTGCAGACAAGGAACTAACCATCAAACGCAACAACGACACCATCGAAGTGATCGTAACTAAGGAAAAAGTATGAGCATACACAACCAAAACATGAGTTACTGGGATGTTGCCCGACTCAGTAAACTTCCTGGGGCTACCATAACTACACATGTTGACCCTGCGGGGTGGACTGTTCGCATGAAGAATTCAGTCAAGCGAATGATCATGGAGGGTGTAGCACGCGGTGGCTACTCATCGGTGGCTGTTACTCTAGCCAAGGGACTGGCTGACCACTATGGCATGTACATAAGACGAAGCTATGGCAGCAATGATGCCCAAGGTGAGAACTTAAATACCGCACAGATGAATGAGATACATGCACTCATCATGGGTGACTTTGCGGCATGGCGTATGAATAACCCTGAGCAAGCATCGTACAACACATGGCGTGCCAAGCAGGTATCTACCGAGATCGAGCAGTTGTTTGAGAAGCACGCATATGACTACAACTTCTTCAACATAGTCAATGCAAGGAAAGCACGAGAGATCACCCCACTAATAAGAAGCCAAGAAGAATTGGACAAAGCGTATCGGATTTGCGAAGCAGTTGATCGCAATGAAGTATTTACTTTCAACATAACTAAAGGTTAATCATGACAACCAAACTAGACAAAGCCAAAGCGCAGATCGTACTTGATCACCCATTCTGGGCAAGCATCCTACTTAAACGCCCCATGGTTATCACACGTGATATCCCAACACTGGCAGTGGACGCAAGGGCGCGTATCTACATCAACCCTGACTTCATCGAGTCACTCACTGTCCCCCAAGTGGTGTGGGGCTTATGCCACGAGGTCGGTCACGTTATCGGTCAGCATGCACTGCGTGTCGGTACTCGCAATCGTAAGAAATGGAACTATGCAGGTGACGCTTGGATTAACGACATGCTAGACGATAGCAATGTGGGTCAGCGTATCCCCAACACTGTGGACATGAAGGGGTCCAAGGACGATACAGTCGAGAACATCTATGACAACTTGCCCGATGGTAATGATGGTGACGGACCAACCAACGATGGCACTGGTGATGATGTGATCTATGGTGATGGCGATAGTGGCAAGCCACTGACCCAAGATGAGATTCGTGAACTTGAAGGTCAAATCAAGATCGAGATCGCTGAAGCAGCACAAGCCGCCAAGATGCGCGGTAAGTTGTCCGCCAAGTTACAGGATATGGTTGCAGGTATGCTCGAGTCCAAGACCCCATGGTATGAGATTCTTGAGAAGCACTGTGTGTCTCGTGTGAACCAAGGCCAATCGTGGCGTAGACCTAATCGTCGCTTTGCTGATGTGTACTTGCCTAGCGTAGATAAGCTACCGCAGATGGGCGAACTTGTCGTGCAAGTCGATGTGTCTGGGTCCATCTCTAAGGTTGAGCTTGATCACTACAACGGTCACCTATCACGCATCATCGAGCAGTGCAGACCATCCAAGGTTCATGTTTTGTACACCGACACTGAGGTAGTCAAGCACCAAGAGTTCGATTGTGGCGAAGAAGTTAGCCTCGAGTTCTATTCAGGTGGCGGTACCCATATGCCTGCAGGCTTTGATTACTGTGCTGACCAAGGCATCGACCCCGATGTGTTTGTCTGTCTGACCGATGGCTACACAGACTTTGCAAGTGAACCTAGCTTCCCTGTCGTGTGGTGTATTAGTAGCGAGATCGAAGCGCCTTATGGTGAAAACGTCCACTTCGAACTGGAGCAATGATCGACTCGTAAGCGAGGCCCAATACAACGATGCGAGAGCAAAGACTGCGGTGCTGTACAAGTTAACCAAAGTCATGCTCCGCTTGGGCTCGTTCGACAAGATGCTCATGAGTCATCTATACGGCCTCGACAACGGATACAGAATCAACGTAAGAGATATCAACTACACCACACCGATGGGTACAGATGCAGAGATGGTCGTTAGGCTCGGCTTGAACAACGCATCCATACCCAACATGAGTGGCTATTACAACGGACAGTGGATTACCTACACGGAGGAGATTCGACTTAATCTTCTCAAGGACACTGTTCTGAAAGCTGGCATGGCTCTCGTTAGACATGCAATTTATTTTTAATCTTGGGGTTTGTCCCTATTGATTATCACGGATAATGACTTAAACTTACTAACTAAACGGAGCAACACCATGGCTTATGTAGCTATTAGCAACCAACTGCTGGACGAAGTTCGCAGCAAGATCAATCGCATGAAAGAAGCGGAGGTCAATTCAATTCCTGAAGTCACGGACAACTTGGCGTTCAACTATGTTCCAACTGATTTCGAAAAATTAGTTTGGGGCGAACACTACCACTTGAAAGACGTCATTCCATCATCGTGGAAACGCAATGTCGGTGAACTGTGTGGCGTGGCAGAGTATGAGCATAACGGTCACGGTATGAAGACTCGCTTGTTCATCAAGTTAGCCAACAAGATTGGCGTACCACTTGACCAAAACAGCTACACGGCATACTTCTCGATGACTGAAGAGCATCCTGACATGGCCCCCATCATTCAGCGTGACAAGCAAGTTGATGACATCAATATTAAGTGGAATGCAATCAGCAGTAAGATTCGCGACTTCTTAGTCAACTGCAAATCACTTAACGAGGCAGTCAAGCTGTGGCCTGATGTACGCATCTATATCCCTGAATCTTACATGAAGCGTATGTTGGCTAAGTCTGAGCGCACTGCTGAGAAGATCAGCAAGGCATCGGAATTCCTTAAACAAATTGACACAGACAATGCCGTAGCTGCGGCAGTCGGTGCACGTATGGCAGGAGCCAAACTATGACAGAGTACCAACTCATGCGCAAAGCAATCAACACATTTAAATCATATGAAGTAGAAAAACATGTTAAACGCTATTACCAACGTCAGTGGATTCTTTCGATCAAAACCCTCGGAGACAAGTGGCGCGGTCTCCCGCAAGTCAAGCGACTTGAACAGCCTTTCCAATATTGAACGACGCTTGGCGAGGATGGAGTCTCGTCTTGTCCAACTCATGATTCATTTAGAACTAGACCCGAAAAGGAAATCATATGAATAAACCACTAGCCAGTGAAACACAAATAGGAGGTGACCACTATCGAAGCAAAGATATTCAGCCGTGGACAGCCATGGAATCTTGGATGACAGCCGAAGAATTTGAAGGCTTCTTGCGTGGCAACGTCATCAAATACATCGCTAGATACAAAGATAAAGATGGGGTAAAGGATGTCCTCAAAGCTCGCCACTACCTTGAACGATTACTTGAACACTTGGATAGGAACTCGTAAGAAGATGTCAAACGAACAAATAAAATCCGCAACACTGAGACAGATGATGGACTCAGGGGCAATCAACTCCTCAATCCTAAATAGCCCAGCGGTTGCTAAGACCAACCCTAACCACATTGCCTATTACGGAGGGTCCATCATGGACTACATCACAGATACACCACTTAACATTCGAATCCATAGAGTCGCCAATGGGTTCCTAGTGCAATCAGCGACACGAGAAGGTGACAGAGCAACGACTCACATTGCAACCACCATCGAGCAAGTACACGAAATCATCACAACTGAATTGGTAACTAAAAAACTAGAAGGGAAATAACATGCCTGACTTACGGAGCGAACTCATGAAACTTAACGACCTTAAATTTGACGATGATGTAGCAGATGCACCGTCACCTATCACGACTGACAAAACCAACGTCAGTAAACAAATTTGGGATGCAATCAAAGCAACTCCCGACATCTCAAGCATTCAGGTAGCCAACGCGGTGAACAATGGTGACATGACTGGAATATCCACTCGCCTCAAGCAGATGCTAGACCGTGGAATACTTAGCCGTTCAAGAAGCGATAGCGGGATGTATGTGTATCAAGCAGTTGGAGATGCGTACCCGACATTCAACAGGCACGAAGCACTTGCCAAAGCACATGCCTCTCGGATGGAGAAGAAGGCCAAGCGCGATAAACAGCGTCAGTACAACGCCAAGTACAAAGCCAAGAAACAGATCACATTGTCAACTGCAGGGCCCCTGGCCATACCACCAACTTCACTGACAAGTTCTCCTAACGCTGAACAGCTTGTTAACTCAATGTCGATTGGCTTGGCCAAAGCTGTGTACCTTGAACTCAAGAAGGTGTTTGAAGCATGAGCTCGTTCTACTACTCACCCACTGTCCACTCTGTGACCGATGCATTTAGCAACTACTCAACCGGAGGTAATAAATACTTGGTCAATGAACAAAACCTTAATCAGTTCAAATCTGATACAGATAAAGCGTTCAAGGATGTGAGCGCGTCAACCATGAACTTGTCTGACAAGATATACAAACTCGAAGCAAGTGTGGCTGAAGTTCAAGCTCATAACCAGCAGTTGCTCAAGTCCTTAAATTGGATTGGCGCAAACTTTCCTGAAGCAATCGAAGCACTTATTAAAACTGCAAAGGTTGCACAGAAGTTCGATGAGGCTGACAACCAAATCGCTTGGGAAGAATCAGAAGGAGTACAGGCAGGACCATGAACTTATCACAAGAAAAGTTAGCCGATGGCATGGTCGGTGAACTCTTGGCGGTAATCGACAAGTACGAGGACTCAATGATCTTGCCAACCGTACTTGGCATTCTAGATATCGTGAAGGTTTACCTTATGCAAGAACACTTCGAGGACGATGAAGATGAAGATTGAAATTTACACAAAACATAACTGCCCCAACTGTGTGATGGCTAAGCAACTGCTTAATGCAAATAACTTGGACTACACTGAATTGGATGTTAGTGAACCTGACGTTATGCTGCAGCTGATCATGCGTTATCCTGATGTGCGTCAGATGCCACAGATATTCATTGATGACCAACGTGTTGGCGGACTTGCGGGGCTACAAGCCGCATTGGAACAGCTATGACATGGCCTTTTCCACCGTTTCCTAATCCGAAACACAAAGACCAACGCAAGCCTAAGTTCAACCCTGAGAACGAAGAAGACGCCCCTGTATGAAAAGTAACCACAACACCATCCGAAAAGTTTTGATAGAGCATCCGGATGGTTTGACATCACGACAAATTTCAGAGATGACTGGAATCAGTTATCGCTCAGTTAGGAAGTCACTTGAATCTGTATTTGGTGTCTATATTGATCGGTATATCACGGCAAGGTACAGGAATAACTTGACAGCGGTGTGGGTTGTTGTCGACGTACCTGATAACTGCCCCAAGCCCGACCACATTAGGAACAAAAAATGAAATACATTACACTGGATTTTGAGACCTACTACTCAAAAGAGTTTAGTCTGTCCAAGATGACAACCGAGGCGTACATACGTGACCCGCAGTTCGAGGTGATTGGCTTCTCGTACAAGATCAACACTGAGCCTGCCAAGTGGGTGACTGGTTCCAATGGCGAGATCGCTATGGCACTGGAAGAGTTGGACATTCCAAACAGCTACTTGATCTGTCACAACATGGCGTTCGATGGAGCCATCCTTGCTTGGCGTTACAACATCATGCCCAAGTACTATTTAGATACGCTGTCCATGGCGCGACCTATCACAGGCTTGACTGTCGGTGGTTCACTCAAGGCATTGGCTGACAAGTATGACATCGGGCAAAAAGGCACAGAGGTAGTAAATGCGCTTGGTAAAAGACGCAGTAATTTTACCCCTGAGGACCTTGCCAAGTACGGTGACTACTGCAACAACGATACAGAACTTACTTGGACTTTGTACAACATCCTGAAGAAAGACAACCCTCCCAAGGAACTGTATATACAAGACCTGATGATACGCATGTTCACTGACCCAGTGCTTGAGTTGGATAAGGATGTATTGATTGCTCACCTGAACAGTGTGCAAGACAAGAAAGCCAAACTGATGGAGCGTATTGACCTGTCGATTGGTAGAGATGCACTCATGTCCAACCCACAGTTTGCTGAAGTGCTGAAGAAGTTAGGCGTTGAGCCGCCAGTCAAGACAAGCCTGCGCACTAATAAAGAAGCGTATGCGTTCAGTAAGACTGACTACGAGTTCAAGGCACTGCTTGAGCATCCCAACACTGCAGTACAAGCTGTCGTTGCGGCACGACTTGGAATTAAATCCACACTGGAAGAAACGAGGACCGAATCGTTTTTGGGTATCGCTGATCGCGGGGCACTGCCAATCCTCTTGAACTACTGGGGTGCGCACACTGGTCGTGCATCGGGTGGTGACAAGATGAACTTGCAGAACCTGCCAAGGGGCGGTGCACTTAGGCGTTCAATCACAGTACCTGAGAACCATGTACTTGTTGCAGTGGACTCAGCGCAGATTGAAGCACGAGTTGTCGCGTGGCTGGCGGGCCAAGAAGACTTGCTTGTTGACTTCCGCAACAGCGTGGATATTTATTCTAAGTTCGCATCGATCGTGTACGGCAAGCCTGTCACCAAAGCAGACAAGGTTGAACGGTTTGTTGGTAAGACCTGTATCTTGGGCCTAGGCTATGGCATGGGACCTGATAAGTTCCAAGGTACATTGAAGATTGGTCAAGGTGGTATCTCAGTTGATATGGACGCGGGTGAAGCCAAGAAAACGGTGAATACATACCGAACCAAGTACGCCATGATTGCCGAGCTGTGGAAGGATGCGCAGAAGGCACTGGACAAAATGGCACAGGGCTATGAGACCACGTTCGGTGTTGGCATCGAGTTACGCTGTACACCTGAAGGCATCCACTTACCCAACGGCACAATGATTCGTTACCCTGAACTGAGTAAGTCCGGTGACGGATGCGAGTACAAAGGTCGCTATGGTCCTGTCAAGATATACGGTGGTAAGGTAGTTGAGAACGTAGTCCAAGCACTTGCCAGGATTGTTGTGTTCGATCAGATGGCGAAGATCGACATGGAGATGCGCAAGAACGACAACCCACTAGCCGACTGCCGATACAAAGTTGCTCTGACTGTGCACGATGAGGTGGTGTGTGTAGTTCCACGAAGTGCCGCACAGTGGGCGCTTGAGTTTATGACGACCACAATGTCAGTGCCTCCGAAGTGGTGTGCCAACTTGCCAGTGTCGTGTGAAGGAGACATTGGAAATAATTATGCAGATGCCAAATAAAACCCCTTGACATACGCTATGGATGCCCTAACATACACACCAATACCTGAGGTTTTTACCCCTCGGGCGGAACATCTATGAGCATACCCGCTTGGACATTTAGTCAGCTTGAAAAGTTCGAGAACTGCCCTCGACAGTTTTATCACGTGCGTGTCAAACGAGACGTAGTAGAGCCTCCCACGGAAGCCACGCTGTGGGGTGGGCGGGTGCATGAAGCTATGGAATATCGTATCAAAGATGGTACGCCTTTGCCAGAGGGCATGACTCAATGGGAAGGCTTGGCTACCAAGATATCCAACATGGCGGGTGAAAAGTTCTGTGAAGTTGAGATGGCACTGGATGAGAATTTCCAACCTGCTCCATGGGGTAACGCTTGGACTCGAGGTATCGCTGATCTACTTATTGTGAATGGTGATAAGGCAGTCAACCTTGATTACAAAACAGGCAAGCGTAAGCTGACTCATCAACTGATGCTGTATGCCGGATATACGTTTGCTATATACCCACAGGTCAACACTGTGGTGACTGGATTCGTGTGGATGCGTGACAAGAAAATCGACAAGGAAACGTTTACGCGTGACCAAGTGCCGATGATTTGGCAAACATTCATTCCGAAGGTGCGTAAGTTGGAATCAGCTTACGAGCGTGACGCTTGGCCTTGCCGACCCTCGGGTCTGTGTAAAGGATGGTGTCCAGTTAAAACGTGTGAGTTCTACAAGGATAAGCAATGACATTACTAATTCAAACAAGCGAATACGATGATGCAATTATATGCCCAGTATGCGGTGGAACCAATCTGCACCACGCAGATGTATCTGTCTTTGACCGCAACGAAGACGCAGTGAAAACCACAGTAACAAAAGTTGCTGAGAGCGGGGAAATTACTGTTCGAACTGAAGACTCATTAGAAAGTCTCAATCCTAGCCGACGTAGACACGGATTGTTAATTCAGTTTTGGTGTGAAAGCAATTGCAAAGTACCTAGTTTGGCTGTATACCAACACAAAGGCAGTACTTATATGGAGTGGGGCGGGGGTGGAAAATGACACCTGAAGGCCGCGTCAAAGAGGCAGTAAAGAAAGAACTAAAGAAACGCAACATTTGGTTCTTCATGCCCATGCAAAACGGTATGGGTGTAGTAGGCATACCTGACTTTATCTGTTGCGATCGTGGACAGTTTATTGGTGTAGAGACTAAGGCCCCGGGGAAGCGGGGATGTACAACTGCAAACCAAGAACGTACATTAGAAGCTATCTTTGAGCATGGTGGATGGTCTATCGTGGTCGATGATGTTCAACAACTTATTGATTTTTTGGAGGTGAAGAATGAACAAAGGCGGACCAACAAAAGCGGCTTATGACAAGGCATACAACGCACGTCCTGAGCAAGTTAAGAAACGCGAGATGCGTAACCAAGCACGAGCAGAGATGGCACGTGATGGCAAGGTACACAAGGGCGATGGCAAAGACGTTGACCATAAAAAGATGCTTGATGGCAAGGGCACAAACGCTAAGTCAAATCTTCGTGTCGTAGATAAAGAGAAGAACCGTGGCTGGAGAGGAAGCAATGGAAGCGCATATGGAAAATAAATGCTAGTCAGACAAGATAAGAGGGCGCTGATCCTCAAACTAAAACATCCGACAAGAGTAACCACACCGATACCAACAGCTAAGTTGGTAACGCACAAAGGGCAGACACTAGTGGCTGTCCCACACAGACCTGATGAAGTTAAGGTGCTGAGAAACTTGGGGTTCAATGCCCCTGACCCGATGAGCTACTACTATAAGTGGCCCGGACGTTTCAAACCTTTTGCTGCACAGATCGAGACTGCAAACTTTTTATCCATGAATGATCGTGCGTTCTGTTTGAACAGCATGGGCTTGGGTAAAACAGTTACGTCACTATGGGCGTATGACTATATGCGAGATGCCAAGTTGGTCAACAAAGCATTGGTTATCTGTCCACTGTCTACGATGGAGCGTACTTGGGCTGACGAAGTCTTCAAGACATTCCCACACTTGGATGCCACAGTTGTGTATGGCACACGAGAGCGTCGCAAGAAATTATTGGCGCAACCCTCTGATATTTACATTATCAATACCGATGGTATTAAGACGATTCAAGACGAGTTAGCCAACAGACCCGACATCAATTTAATTATTGTTGACGAGATTGCGATGTTCCGTAATGCCAGTACAGACCGCTGGAAAATCTTGAACAGCATATGTAATAAGCAGACGCACAGACGCATATGGGCTCTGACTGGTGCACCCACACCACACGAACCTACAGATGCATGGGCTCAATGCCGTATCGTATGTCCAACCAACCCCGATGTGCCTAAGTACTTTGGTCAGTTCCGTGATTCGGTCATGAAGCAGATCACACAGTTCAAATGGGTGCCTCGCCACGATGCAGTTGAGACAGTCAAGAAGGTGATGCAACCTGCTGTACGTTTTGCACTTGACGACTGTATTGACTTGCCTGAGCAAACATTTATCAACCGCGATGTTGAGATGACTGATGAGCAGAAGGTGGCATACAAGGGTATGCTTGAGAAGCTGATAACTGAATACGAAGGCGGTGAGGTCCTTGCAGTCAACGAGGCAGTTAAAGCCAACAAGCTTGTGCAGATTGCTTGCGGAGTTGCCTATGGCAAAGACGGTGAGTACATCAACATACCAAGTAAGCCTAGGCTTGACGTACTGCGTGAATTGATCGAGGGTTCAGAAGGCAAAGTCATTGTGTTCGTACCGCTGACTGGTGTGCTTGAACACTTGGTCGAGGAACTGTCTAAAGAGTGGTCAGTTGCGGCTGTCCATGGTGGCGTTGGCAAGGCCGAGCGAGACAGGATATTTGGTGAATTCCAAAACGGCACTGGCCTGCGAGTACTGGTGGCAAACCCTGCCACGATGTCTCATGGGCTGACATTAACTGCGGCAACCAATATTGTTTGGTACGCACCCATCCACAGCAACGATGTGTATGAACAAGCCTGCGCACGAGTGCGAAGACCTGGGCAGACTAGAACGACAGTGATTGCTCACATTGCTGCATCGGATATTGAAAGACGCATTTACACCCGCTTACGCACCAAGCAGAAACTGCAAGGTGCACTACTTGAAATCATGAAAGGAATTGAATCAGATGAGTGAAAACACTTAGCACAAACACACCAAATAAGAGTAAGCTAACACCCCCTTAGGATAAATATGAAAATATCAGAACTGGTAGCAAAATACGTAGAAATACGCGACAAAAAAGCTCAGATCAAAGCTGAGTATGATGGCAAAATAGCCAAGGTCGATGAAGTACTAGACAAGATTGAAGCCGCCCTGCTCAAGACATTTGAGACCACAGGCATGGATTCTGTACGCACGGAATTTGGCACGGCATACACTTCTTCAAAGACAACTGCATCCATTGCAGACCCCGATGCGTTCATGACTTTCTGTAAAGAAAACAACGCATGGCATATGTTGCAAAAACGTGTGGCGCAATCCGCTGTCGAGCAATATAAAGACGAACACGAGACACTGCCCCCCGGCATTGACTGGCGTGTAGAACGAACCATCAACGTTCGTAGATCATAATTTTTAACCGGAGAAAACACATGAGCGATATCATTCCATTTGAATCTGGCAACCTGCCTGCATACTTAAAGAACGTAAACGTTGAGGACTTGAACTCTGACTTGGCAGCAGCCAATACAGGCTTCCCAGTTATCTCTATCAAAGGCAAGGTGTTTACCATCGTACGTGGTGGTGAGCGTACAACCATGATGAACCCTAAAGACCCTGACAGCGCGGCAACTGCGATTGAGGTGGTCTTGATCAAAGCCAACAAAGGCTTGTCCAAGGTGTACTACGCCAAAGGTTACGACGAGAAGGCCGAGAACCAAAAGCCTGATTGCTTCAGCAATGAAGGCACTAAACCCGATTCAAGCGTGGACAAACCCCAGTCCAAATCTTGCGCAACTTGCCCACATAACCAATGGGGTAGCAAGATTGGTGACAACGGTGGCAAGGGCAAGGCATGTCAGGATTCCAAGCGTATGGCGATTGCAGCCCCTGGCCTCATCAATGACCCATACCTGATTCGTGTACCCCCTGCATCCATCAAAGCACTGAGCGAATACGGCAGTGGATTGGCTAAACGCGGTGTACCTTACAGTGCAGTCGTGACCAAGGTGGGCTTTGTTATGGAAGAAGCTACACCTAAACTGACATTTAAAGCTGTTGGTCTGTTGCCTGATGCCATGTTCCAAGAAGTGCAGTCTGCCATGGACAGCGAAGTTGTGCATAGCATCTTGGGTACTGTCGGTACACATACCGAGGCTGATGAACTGCCAGTCATTGAAGCTCCTGCTCCAGTGGTTGAGAAGCCAAAGGCCGAAGCCAAACCAAAACCCAAGGCTGAGCCAAAACCTGAACCCAAGCCAGTTGCGGTTACAGAACCCGAAGTCGATCTGAACCTAGACGACCTGAACTTCGACGACTAATTAACGAGGGGAAAGCCGTGCAACTTAGCTTGCGGACGAGCGGTTAGTACCCTCACCCTTTTGTTTCAGGAATACATATGTCATATCAAATAGATCAGAGAAAAGTTGTCGGTGTTGTTTTGGAAGCTAACGCGGCCTTGAACGACAAAGGTTTCAATCATGGTGAAGTTATCCTTGGGTTGTCTGAGTTAGTGGGCCGCATCATTGTTGAAGCCGCTGAGACACAAATCCAAGCAAGTGAGCTTCTCAATGTGGCTGTTGCCCATATTGGCAAGACCATCAAGATCGGGGCCGAAGCCCAAGACAAACGCATCATTACAGGGGTGTAATCCATGGACACTCTCAAGTTCCTGCAAACAATCCTTCCTGAGGAGGGGTTTAAGTTCGTAGGGTTGGGACGTGTTGGACGCGATGGTATTGCCCACAAAGCCTATGAGTCTCTTGAACTCATGGCGAAAGCCATCGAATCTTATGATGCACAAAGCAACCTGATTGTCTACCACGCATGCTGTTCCTATAAGGCGGCAAGCTACGAAGCTGAGGTCAATGGCGTAACCAAAACCAAATACCGAGGCGCACAGAACTGGCATAAAGCCAAGTCATTTTGGATTGATATCGACTGCGGTGAAGACAAAGCGGCTGAAGGTAAAGGCTATCTGAATAAAACAGAAGCCGCCAAAGCCATCCTTGGTTTCTGTAAGACACACCAGTTTCCTAACCCCATGCTTGTTGATTCAGGCGGTGGACTACATTGCTACTGGCCTTTGACTAAACCCATTGGCCCTAACAGTTGGCGAACCATTGCCAACGAATTCAAAGCCGCACTCAATGCCGCTGGACTGTTGGTTGACCCAACCCGAACTGCTGACTTGTCTTCTATCCTACGACCTGTAGGTTCACATAATCGCAAAGCCGGACGTGAAGTCCGTGAAGTCAAGGTCAAAACTCAACCCACATTTGTTGAGCCACAAGAATTTGCAGCCACAGTCTCACGCGCAGTGAAGGCCCTCCAAGCTCATGTACCAAAGCAATCATCAGCGCCTGGTTTAAATGATGACTTGATCACACCATACGATGGGCCACAGTACGAGACTTCTGCTCGGTTGATTGCTGACCACTGCCAACAGGTAAGAATCATGCGGGATACCAAGGGCGATGTTGAATACCACACATGGTTTAACGTCATTGGGATTATTAGACACTGTGTTGAAGGCATTGACCTTGCGCATGAGTGGAGTGAAAACCGTTCTGCTAAACATTCTAATGTTGACGTAACCACACGATACGAGACATGGAACGCAGGTTCCACTACCTGTGACAGATTTGAAACTGATAATCCTGCAGGCTGTGTTGGTTGCCCTCACCGTGGGAAAATCAATACCCCCATGGTTTTAGGTAGGGTTATCCCTGAGCCTGTTGAACAGGTCATGGAAGTTGTGGATGATGACGAAGTCGTAGAGACCATTGTGCCCCCACTGCCTGAGAACTATGAGTTTCAGAATAACCGGATGATTCGTTTCATCAAGGACAAGGATGGTGTAAACCAGCCCTTTACATTCTGCTACCAGTTGTTCTATCCTATTCAGCGTATTCGTAAGGCTGACGGTGCGTATGCGTTTACCATTCGTATGCACTTGCCGGACAAGCGAATCAGGGAATTTGAGGTGGACACAGCATCCATTGCTTCATCGGCTGATTTACTCAAGGCCATGTCCAAGTATGAACTTATGCCTTCAAATAATAAGGATGCAACGATGCATTTGACTGCGTATATTCGTGACTCAATTACCAAGCTGATGACCGAGCAGAGGGAGGTGGACACACTGACTTCATTTGGTTGGCGTGACAACATGTCAGGGTTTTTACTAGGTGACAGGCTGTATCACACTGATGGTTCAGTTCGCCATGTGTATGTAGGTGGCGGGGCTTCTGCGTATAAGAATGTTTATCCTGCGCCTCGTGGGTCACTTAAAGCGTATTCCGACGCTGTTAATTTTGTCTACAACCGTGAGAGCAGTGAAGCCGCTCAGTATGTTTTCTGCAATGTCTACGGTTCAATCCTGACGCCATTTGGTGAAGACAGCTACAACGGTGTATTGGTCGCTGTTAACTCAGGCCACTCGGGTAAAGGTAAAACGACTGTATGGCGTGCCGCGCTGTATGGCTTTGCTGATGCCAACCAGTTGATCGTGGGTGGTAAAGAAGGGGTGACGCAGAAAGCTCGGTGGAATACCATTGGTACACACAAAAACATCCCAATCGTGTTGGACGAATTGACTGACTTGGATGCGGCTGAAGTTAGTAGCATGGCCTATACCGTCTCCCAAGGCGCAGATCGTGTGCGTCTTACATCATCAGGTGGCAAGGTCAGTGTAGCTGAAAGGCATACATGGAAGTCTGTAGTAGGTATAACTGCTAACGAAGACTTGCACTCTAAGTTGGCCGCACATAATGCAAATACTCAGGCAGAAGGTGTGCGCATGATCGGCATCAACTTCGAGACTTATGGTGTACCTGTGTTCAAAAACGCTGTGGAAGTTTCTGCCGCTGTTGATCAGATGCGGGACAACTGGGGTCATGCAGGCGATGTGTTTTTAAAGTACGTGGTTACACACCAAGAGGAAGTTTCCAAGCTGTGGTCTAAGATTGAGTCTGAAATGTCTGTTGCCCTGCCAGAGAGTGAATACAGGTTTTGGCGTAGCCATGCCACTGCAACACTGGCAGCAGCTCGCATCCTGATTGACTTGAAGATTGTGGAATTTGACTACGACATGCTTGTTGCTTTTACCAAGCGACTGATGGTAGATATGAGTCAAGCGGTTACCACTGGCAACATGACAACCCCTGAGGACGCTCTGAACCGCATGATCCGCGACTTGTCCAACCGCATCATAGTGACAGCAGAGTACCGTGACATTCGTACAGACGCTCGTGGCCCTGAAGATTCAATCTCAAGAATCGTTGGTGCACCCGCAGGTCGACGCATTATTGGTAATCAGACGACCAAGGGCAAAGACAAGTACATCGGTAAGCTGTTCTTAGCCAAAAAAGAATTTGGCGAGTGGTGTGCCAAGAACCGGATGGAGCCCAAAGAACTTGTCAAATGCGCTGTCAAGCACGGTTGGATTATTCCTTGGCAGGAAAAGTTCAATATTGGTAGGGGGACAGCCCACTCGACTGGTAGCTGTACTTGCTATGCGTTTGACTTCTCAGCCATGGAAGGTGCTGTAGAAAATACCAGTGGTCCAGTAACACTTGTACAAACTGAGGAAAGTGCAGTATCATCTGCTCACTAATTGAGGTTGCCCTTTGTTAGTGTGTTTTGCTCTCCTAAGTTGGATTTACCCCCTAGCCTAAAAACTAGGGGGTTTTTTTATCACCAAGTTCTTCTAGATACTGCGCGGCAAATTTAAGCAATTCAGGATCATCTCGAAAATGCCCTAAACCTCTATTGCAGTGATTGCAAAGCATACCTCGAACCTTACCAGTTACGTGGTCATGGTCTACAACCAATGGTTCATTGCTCCCACAAATCACGCATTCTGTTACTGTAGCTTTTATTTCTGCCAATTGTGCATCAGAGATAACAGCGCGAAACTTCCCACGACAGTTAGCGTTTCTATAAATAGACCTACATGCCCGACACCAGCTGTCTAGCCCATTCCGCTTTTTATTATGCGGTGGAAAAAACTCCAGTGTACTAGGCTTACTCAGTTTACATTTAGTGCAGGTTAGCAGTTCCATGCTTTCAATGATAACGCTTTTCTAGTTGGCTTACCTTTTTCATCCTTCATAGGGCCGGGCATGCCTGACATTCGAGCACAAAAAGATGCACGGCGATTAGCGTCTTTCTCAGTCTTGGGATGAGGAGCAGGCGGTTTCAGTCCGGGCTTGCCGGGGTTTGCTTTGTTGTAAGACGCACGACCTTTGGCGTTTAATCCGCCTTCAGGGTTCTTGCCTTCTTTACGTTGCCACGCTGGGGACTTAGCCATACTTTCTCCTTATGTAGTTGAGCCTACTTGCTCGGTAAACCTACGATTCGATTTAGTGGTTTCTACACCACCAACAACACCACGTTCACGCTTACGCGCTTCAGCGGGTGCACGGAACAACTCAGTTGGTAACTGACGCTTGTATCCATTTCTTACTCTCGACTCCTGCAACTTTTGCCAGTCATCACGCGCCTCAGCCATAGTCGCTGTGTCGTTTGATCGAGAGCCTTCCACATACATTGCTTTAATTTCTTTTGCGCGGTCTGCGTAAAACTTATCAAACTCGGCAACCACTTTCTGAGTGAATTGTCTGTCTGTAACGGTCGAAGTGGGGAGACCAACCAGTTGGAAACCAGCATCAATCATGCTGACTTCATCAGGACTCATCACCAAATCCCCATTGCGCATCGTAATCCCTTGGGTTGGGAAACGATATGCTTTCATCACATTGGCTACGCCATTAGGCATTGCCATCTCTAAGCCCTTGTAGTAGTTGCCTTTGGAAATCAAATCCAACGCATCTGCAAACTTCAGCCCCATACTTGCGGCTGGGCCCATCATACCCACCAACATCTTCTCAGCACCGGAGCGGGAAGCCAAGTCAGGTTCAACGAATGGACCGAATGGAGACGCAACGTTTTCCATGGACAGCTTCTTGCCCAAAGACTCCAAACCAAAATAAGCAGGCACACCACGAAGCAACAGGTCAGCGGCAGGGCCGTCACCTATCATGCGACGTAATTTGTACTCGTAGTCATCGGGTTCATCGGGGTCACCAAACGCTTTCGATGCAAGCCAAGCAATCTGTGAAACAAACGGCACGCCCAATGCACCGCCAAGAACTGCCATGTGCGCAACAATGAATCTTAATGAAGCAAACGCTACAGCTTTTTCTTCTTTACTTGCGCCACGGAAGGAGTTGTTAATCAACTTAATCAACATGGACAACTGAATAATTTGGAAGCGTTTGAATTGCCCCAATAAAGAAGCTGTGTTTCCTTGCAGTATGCGAGGCGCACTTGTGGAAGTGTATGAACCGTGAGTATTGTCAATAACTTCAGCAGCGTACTTGGTAGCAGCAGCCGTATCACCGTTCTTATAACGCTCAAGGTATCCACGATAAGCAGCCACGGCAGCGGCAGCACGGTTGATTGATTCAATACGTGTATTGACACCTTTGAGTTTAGCCATGGCTATCTCGAAGGGACCGCGTTCTTCTGTGCGTGCCTTGATGTCTGTCTCAATACCAATGTCGATCTTACCCATGCCAACCAATGTGTTGAGCATATTGCGCACATCAGAGGGAGCTTGGTTAAAGTCAATGTGGCCTTCAATCCCAATGTCTTTGGTCAATGGGGCAATATCGCTGTAGGCACGCTTAAGCGCACGACCTGTACGGAAGTAACCAAGACGTCCTGCCATGTATGGCTGAGAAAGCACCATGGTCTGCACCATCTGCTGGAGATAGAACGCTGGGTTAGTGGACAAAGTCCACAGACTTGTCATGCGTGTTAAGGCAGTTACCAAGTCGCTGACTGGTTTGTAATCCATACTGAGCGCATTGCGGGCATACAACTCGTTGTACAGGGGGCGTGCTTCTTTCAAATTCTTCTGAGCTTCGACACGCATTGACTCTAATGAATCAGAGATGGCATCGTTACTTGCCATGGAAGCCAAGAAGTGTGCATCGGCACGGCCACTGGTAGCCAAGTTGCGCATCATGTTCTTAGAAGCACCAGCCACATTCTTACGTTGACGGGCACTGGACTCAGCCACAACCATTAGATACAGATCACCAATAGCTTTGGTCAAAGCAGGATTAGTATCCTCACCACCGCGCTCAGCCATGCCGCGCAAGCGAGACAGACCATACATTAAATCAGCACCACCTGCGTAAGACGCATGAGCTTCTTTTTCCGCAGCGTCTTCGGGTTGCACATCATATTGACCAGTTGCGCCCAGTTGAGCAGCAATTTCATCCGCTTCAGCTTGTGTCTCAGCAAATTCCACAACGTAATGGTTGGGGTCTGAGATGTGGTCTTGCAACCAGTTTTTGGCCTGCTGTGGGTCACCAATGATTGAGTTATCTTTGGTGCGGCTTTCTGTTCCTGAAGCAGCTTTTTCGTATGCAATAAACTCAGGTGACTTGGCGACCACTACATAGTTTCCGTAGCGTCCAAGATATGCGTAAGGATTACCGACCTGTACTTGTTGCAAGCTGGCGATGCGTTTGAGCGCACTTGCCTTTTCTTTGGCAATCTTATCCAACAGATCAGCATCATTGGCTGCAGCTTTTTCGCGTGATTCATATTCACGGTCGACAGCATCTCTAGCCGCTTGCTTCTTCATTTGCAATGCTTGGTATCCATGCTCAAATACATCTTTAATGAGCTGAGCAGCCGCAGGACTTTGCGCTTGAATTTTATTAAACCGTTCTTCAAAGTCTGGGTCGACCTCAAACAACTTAGTACCCACTTGATGTTCACCGGGGTAGTAGCCCCACTTCTTCTCACGAGTGGAATCAAAAATAAATTCATTGACGCTACCAGAGCCTTCGCCTTTTAGATTGGCAGGCAGTCTGTCATAAGCAGTCAGAATTTTGTTGATGCGGTTTTCAAACTGAACACGTGTGGCATACCGAGCGTACTGTGCATCCAAATACTTGGTTGCCGATGGCATAAACTTCTTAGCCATACTGACAATGTCTTCAGTCATTGCCGCAGAATATAAACCCTTCTTAGCTGCGCTAAGTAGGTTGGTCACAACATTACGAACTGGCTTTCGTAATACCCGTGGTAGTGCGCTGATTACAGTGTCTGTTGTAGATGGTGCGTTAACACCGAACTTCATAGCCATACCAGTTTTATCTACCAACAATGTAGCATTGCTGTCTAATTCTAGTTTGGGAAGTGTAGTAGCCAGTTTATCTACTGGTACAGTAAGTCGACCTTCCACCATACGGGCTTCTTGTTCACCTGCAATTCCATAATACAAGTAACTTCGCATCTGCTCTTCTGTAATTTTGTACAGTTCTAGAGCTTGCTGTGCCTTTAAAACATAAGTGTCTACCGCCCTGTCTAAATTCATTTGCAGCCCTGCAGTTTTTACAGGATCAGTGTTTAAGACTAACTGCAATTGAGCTTCGTTGACCAGATCATCATACCGCGCTATGTGAGAGAGTATTTTTTCAATAGCAAGCGCTGCTTTTTGCTGACCCGTCTGTCGCAAAATAGCTTCAAACTTAACGAAAGAAACTATAGAGAGTGGATCAGCAATATGGTTTGGTGACCCGCCGGGATCAAAACCTTCAATCTGTTGAATAGCGTGTTGGATTTCATGTAGTAATGTAGGCATGTCATCTGGATACTGCCCAGACATTGTTATACGCCCATTGAACGGATCAAAACTGGCATTTTTTGGTGGCATATCTGCATCAAAAACTAAAGTATAGTCTTTGAGCTGAGGGTACGCTTTAAATAAAGCTGGGTGCTCAAGAACATCCTGCAGCTCGTAGTCGTGGTCAATTTCGACTCTGTCGTTTTTGAATGGTTTAAATTTGGCATTGGTGTCGGGAATTTCATATTTCCATTTCCCATCTATGCCTTTAAACCAGCCGGTTTCAACCCACATTTTGTCTTCTGTGGCACCTGCAGCAAACATCAATTTGGCTTTAACCAATTGAGCTTTAAGCTTATCAGTTTCAGCAGGGTCTAAATTATAGAATGAACGTTGCCCAGCAATGCCAAACTGTGTGCGATTTGCAGTAGACATGTTGCGCTGTGCGTCTGACATTTCAATTTTTGCAGCACCATAAGCCATGTTAACCACGTCTTGTGCAGTCAATTTATCGGTTCTAAAACCAAGCTTACGTGCAATGGCTTGAATGGCTGACCACAAAGTGCGAAACCAAGTAGCTAACGGGCCAGTTAACTTTCCTGATGCAGCTGGATCAATACCAGCCAGCATGGATTCTTCAACAAAATATGCCAACAATTCTGCAGGTTTATCTTGAGTTTCAGTTTGAGCAGCATCTACTCGTGCTTGAGCTTTCTTGGCTATACGGGACTCAAGTGAATTGTCTTTGGATGCAACCCAACGGGCTAACTGCGCAGTAAGTTGATCGTAAACAACTTTGGGCAGTAATTTTTCTAAACCCAAATGGGCTCCGACTTCGTGCATAAATTTAGCACGACCTTCGCCTTTACTGATGCGGTTGGCAATCAGATACGCAGTGCCGTTTGCTGCAACACCATAAGCACCTTTATTGCCAATAGCTTTGGCAAGGTTCTGTAGGTCTGCTGAATTTGAATTTGCTAAGTCTTCTAAGCTACCAACAATAACCAGTTTGCGACCAAGGATGTCTGCACGAATAAAGTCTTTAATGTCTTTGACCAGTTCAGCAGCAGTGTATGGATTAGTGGCTACACCGTCTTTACCAAACTTGGGGTTTACCGCTTCAGCAGTTCCATTAGTGCCTGTTGCCTCAGGCTTTTCGTTGGCCAATGTTGTGCCAGCAGGTTGAGGCTTCTCACCGACAATTTTGACAGCAGCCGCAAGGTTAGCTTGTCCACGATGGACGAGATCATCCCACCGAGTTTTTTCAGATTTTGCAAGAAGGTCATATGGTGGCAACTCCGGTGCTAGTTTAGATACTTCAGACCACTGCTCAGCAGGAGTCTTTACTTCTTCGGGCTTGGCTTCTTGCTTGGGCTCGACTTTGACTTCAGTTTTTCCGGCAGGCTTTTTAGGTTTGGCGTTTCCTTTGCCCACCTTTTTGCCACCTCCGGCTGATTGGCGAACATTTCCCTCATCTGCGCTTTCGACTTGAACGGCATTACCTTCTCCTTCTTCGGTTACAGCAGCTTCGCCTTTGGCTCTGCGTTTCTCTTGGCCTTTGGCATAGTCTGCCCACAGCTTCTGAAGCTGTTCTGCTTTGGCAGCACGACGTGGGTCTTTAGGAGGCATTGCTTCCAACTCAGCCTGTAGTTTTTCAACTTTGGCAAAGAACGCAGCACCTTCACTATCTACAGCACCTTGGCTACCACCAGCGGTGGACACCATGCCCATGGTCTGACCCTCAGCGTTTTCTTTACCGCCAAGTTCTTCTTGGAGCTTGGCTCCAGGTTTGCCTTCTTGTTCTCCAGCTTCAAGTTCTTCTGCTAATGATGCGGCAGATTGCTCTTCACCTTCGTAACGAGTATTATATAGACCAGCCAACTCACCTTGACCAATGCCATCGGGGAATTCAGGTGCTCTATATGCAGCAGCGGCTTCGACAAAACGTGCGGCAAACGCAGGGTCTACTACTTGGAATTCGCCATCGACCAACTTAACGCCCATGCGTTCCAGTTGTTTTTCAACAGCGTCAACTTTAAGTCCTGTGTACGCTGCAATATCTGCATGACGAAACTGCTCAAGCAAAGCCAAGCGAAGGATTTCTGCACGCTTTTCAGCGGGTACAGTATTAGTCCGGTTTTGGATTGGGGCCAAAACACGTAGCAGCAAATCAGAGATTAGCTGGACGCGACGCTCGCTTGAGATGTGGCTAAGGTCGGTTGAGTAGAAGCTGATGCGGGGGTCGTATGTGCGTGGGCCATTCTGTACAGATTGTTGATCCACGTTGGGTGTACCGGCTTGCTGGGATTGACCGGATGTTTCCCCGCCACCCAAAGCGCTTTGGCTGGCTTGTTCACTTGTAGCTCCAGTTACTTGCGACGGCGCGTTACCATTGCCAACATTGGCATCTGCACTGGTGCCAGTCCGTATTCCTTCTCCTGATAACTGTCCAGTTTGGAGACCAAGCGATCCTTCAGGGACACTTCCTGATTGGACGGATTGAACTCCGCTGGGTTGTACAGTCCCATCTGCTGTTGCAGTTGTTTCTCCTGTTCCGCCTTCGACTGGAACTGTTCCCAGCCCGGTAGTTGTTTGCAGTGGCAGTTTTCCATCTTTAGCTCCTTTTTCCGCTTTAGCGGTTTGTGCTGCGATAAATCCATCTGTATCTTGACCAGTAATGGCTTCGTAGATGGCGTTGAGTTGCTCCAGTTGATTACCTTTGGTAGTCGTCGAGAGTTTGTTAAGAATCTGTACGGCCTCATCCAATGATTGAACGTGGTCAATCTGGAACTTGGTCATGGTTTTACCCAAAGCAGCAATAGCTTTTTCAGCGGAACCGCGTGGGTTTGTGGCATTGAAACTGAAGCTGACCAAGGGGCTTGGCTTTTCAGGTGTTGCAAACGCTTTGTTTGCTTGCACAATTGCTTTAGCAATCTGCTGCACATGAGGAGGCAGTGTATTGAATACATCTGCAAACCGGTTACCAAATGGCGCAATACGTGGGCCAGTGATTGTCTGACCAAAAATGCTTACCGTATCAGGCGAATACTCAGAAGCCAATACACCAAGAACATCGTCACGCTTGGCTTGTTGCTGTTGGGCAATTTCAGCTTGTTGGTTTTGTGCCGCAGCAGCTTGAGACTGCTGAGCAATATCAGTTGTACCACCTGTAACAGCAGGCGGTGTCATGTTTGCCACTTGGGCTTTGAGTGCTTTGTACTCTTGCTGTTCTTCAGGTGTAAAGAAACGACCTTCAGTGGCTGGAATTTTTAATGGTTGACCATCGGGGCCTTCCACGGTGCGTGCAGGTGTGCCTCTACCGATTGCTTCCAACTCAGCCAAACGTGCCATGGGGTCTGGGTGGTTTGCTGGCGTAATAGGGGGCGTAACGGGTGGGGCTACATTGGCAGTAGGTGTACCACTAACTTCGGGCTGGCTAAATGCTTGTTGAACTTCGTTAGTAGGAGCACTTCTTCTCCAACCACCAAGACCGCCACCCATCAACCCGCCAAGGGTTGCGCCACCAATAAACGATTCTTTATATCGCTCAAGGGCTTCAGGGTCAGTCAATGTAGCATTGGGGTCTACAGCCATGCGGCCTGCTTGGTTCAATACCTCTTGACCAGTTTCTGAAATACCTTCTTTAAGCGCAACACCAGTGCCTGTGGCAACAGTACGAGTGGCAGCACCTAAGATACCACCGGGGCGGTCTAACAGATTGACTGTGTTTTTAAATGCACTACCGCGCATCAAAGCAGTACCAACACCTAAAGCATTTAAACCTGCATAAGGAATAGCCAATGCCCCAGCAGCCAATAAATCTGTCTTGCCACTTTGCTCACGCTGGTTACTCAGGATATCACCAACAGCAGATGGATATGACGCAGCTACGCCACCAACAGTAGACCCAAGGTCAAGAGCTTTTTTAGCTGCAGCTGCTTCTTCAATTGTTTTGGCACCAGTCAATGCAGCACGAGTGCCAGACATCAAACCCCGTGCAGCTAAACCACCTGTTAGTGCTTCAGCAGCGTAAGGCGCAGATTGGATTGCTAAGTTTTTTGCATAACTTCCAAAATCACCAATGCCTTCGACGTCTTTCCATTCAGTAACAGCACCCATTTCACGGGCACGAGCAGACGCTACATCAGCCTGAAGTTCATTTGCACGACGTTGTTCAGCAAGCCAGTTGCTTGCTCTCTTAGCACCAAGTGCCCCAGTTACAGCTTCGCCAACGCCGTAAAGCCCGGCTTGGTATCGGTCGATAGACGACGAAAGTTCTTTAGCACCAATGCCCCCAGTACCGGGGTCATAGCCAAGGGTCATAGCTACTTCAGTAGGCGGCAGCTTGGCCACCTTTGAGTACATGGAAATAATGTCTTCGTTTGAAGCGTCTTTCCAATCGGGCCCTGCCCAGCTACGCAGTTCGTCTATCGAGCGAATTGGCATATGTACTTCCGTTAATCAAATCTACCGGCAGGAGCCAACGGCGCATTCTTTTGTGCCCATGCAGCTTGTGCTTGTTCAGGCGTATCAAATACACCAAGCATTCCAGGCATTTTATAACCTGTTTTTCCATATGCAACTGTTTTAACAGGCATAGGAGCGCTGGCTGGCACTGCTGCAGGAACTACGGTTGATTGAGCTTTTGCGGGTATAGCGGCAGCAGGAGCTGCTGGCGCAGTTGGCTCTACGCGTGGGGCAGGCTTAACGTCTGAAGGTAACCCGCCTTGTTCACCGGTACCCGCTCCCTTTTGGAAAAAGTCCTCTGCATAAGCCCGCTGTTTAGAAGGTGGCAACTGACGAATTGGTATAGCCATACCTGTTTTTTTGTCTTTCTCATTACTAGGTGCGTCACCAAACTTGTCGATAAAGTCAATAATGTCTTTATTGCTGATCGGTTCTTTCGGTTTCTTAGTAACTGATTCCAACAAACTCTTAACGTCAGCTGACTTAGACGCACCAGCTGCAATCGCTTTCATTGTCAGTTGTTCAACAGCCAACTTACCTTCTGGGCTTCCTGGGTTTGGTATTTGAGTAATTTGATCCAAGAACGGTTGCATAGCTTCACGAGCTGCCACATTGTTCTCAGCCACCTTAATAGACTGTTCAAGTAATTTACTTTGCGCAGTGGCATGCCCAGCTTGTGCAATATACAGAGCTTCGTGAGCAACAGCCAATTTAGCATTTGTTGCTGCGTTCTGGACACTAGCACCAGCAGTCATCATATTGGCTTGAGCATTTGTTGTTGCTGCAGCAGCTGTAGCCTCTTGTGTCCTCATTGTGCTGCGCTTGGTAAAGTAATCCATCATGTCAGCTGGAGTTCTAAACAAGCCTTTGGTCAACATACCATCAAGGCTAGACTCCATGGCTTTTTTACCGATGACATTTGACAATGCATTAACAGCATCTTCAGGACGTGTAACCGGCTGCCCAACTACTTTGCCTTTGGAGTCTTTAATAACAAGAGCATTACCAACCAAGGCAACTGAATTGCCTGTAGCATCTTTAAAATCAGAACCATATTTTTTAACAAGACCATTCATGCCGTCTGTGTCAAACGTACCTTGAATTTCTTGTCTCATCCCAGCAAGTTTCTGATGGGTTTCTGCCATATACGACTCAAATGCCGCATCTAGTCTTGAGCTACGCTCCAATGCTGTCAACTCATACTCGCCTTTTTTAATACCTTGGCGCAAGTTTTGAGTCTGTAGAGCTTTGGTTTCGTAATCCATTGCCTTCATTGGGTTGATACCCATGGCTTTGGCTTGGAAATCTTTTGCTGCTTGGTCACGGGCATACAGCTTTTGCGCAGGAAATGCCGCTGCAGCGTCAGCAGGAAGCGCTGATTGTTCGCCTTCAGGCATTGGGCCCATAGCTCCGCCAGCAGTCTTCCATGCTTCGGGGGTATCTACTCGACCATATGTTTCACCAGCAAGTGCTTTGAGCTGTTCGTTTTCAGACTGCTCGCGTTTCCAAGCATCGTGCATTTCCTGCCGTTGCTTCATCTCCGCATCACGGCGTTGCTGTTCTTTAAGTTTAAAGTAGGTATCTGAAGCGCCTTCAGCGGCTCCACCTAATGCTGCACCAAGATTAAATCCCATGATTCATCACCTTATCGTAGTCAACGAGTTTGTATCCATCAGGGTGAATAGAAACAGCCTCAGGTAAAGTCAACTCAATGTCTTGCGCCATCACACCAATTTGAATACCGTGACCCCATGTATCACGATACTCTGGTTTATATTCAAATGCGTACAGTGGGAAACCATTGGTCAATTTACCAATTTGGTAAATGTTTTCTTTGATGTTGATATCGGAGCCAGCAGTCATCGGGCCCATGATATAAGCTGATCCAAGTTGGCCAAGCGCCCTACCAAACCCAGCAGATGAATTTGCATCTGCAGTATATCTTTGTAAGTCTGCTTGATATTTATTAACACCAAGTTGACCGACTTGGTTCCAACCGCCCATAGCAGTTTGAGCTGCATTACTCATTGTGCCGGAAGCAGTAGATACACCGGCAAGAGCTTTACCAGTTGAATCCATGCCTTGAGTGCCTGCATTCAATGCAGTATTAATACCTTGGATAGATTGCGCAGGCAAGCCTGAAGCCATGTTAAATATCTGTGCTTGCTTCTGAAGACCAAGTTGTTTGGCCATCTCACGAGTTTGAGTGCCAGCTTGCGCTTTAGCCAGCGCAGCAGTAACGTTATTAGCGTTGAACCCTAAACCTGCACGACCTGACGTGGGGTCGATGCCATACGAGCGGTCTCGTTGAATTCCAGTAACTCGGGCAATCTCTTCTGCATTGGAAATATCAGCTACGGCTTGGCCAGCCATTTGTTCTTGGTAGCCAGCTTCGTTGTATTTGTTGGCGTCCTCAACAAGTTTTTTACCTGCCGGTAGCCCATACTGCTCATAAATTGCACGATCGGTTTGCGCATTTTTTAATTGGAACTCAGCAATAGATTTGTCCATTGCCCAAACTTCATCAGCTCGGGTTGTTTCTTTATCCATCTGTTTTATCAGTTTTGGATAAATATCAGTTTTAAAGGTGTTCCATTGATCTGACGCTAGATCAGAAATTTGTTTTTGCGCCGCACCGATATTTGGATCGGCTGCAGGCGCTGAAGAGCCGCCCCAGAATCCCATTATTCGCCCCTTGAAAATTCGTTAAAAGAATCGTTGGTAGCTGAGTCTGTCCAGCCTGCCAATGACGCCATACGTGCATCTGCAATACTTCCAGTTAATGCAACGCACAATACAACCAAGTTGATAAACTCTTTGCGCAACGTATAAGCGTGCGCTGCTGATTCTTGTGTGCTCTGATCCGCATTGGAAGTGTGCCATGATGTAATCATGACAATAAGCATGCCTGCCAAAGCTGTGTAATACTTTTGGTAAAACGCATTTGCTGGAAGTCTGACCAACAATTGAGTGAATACATTGTGGATATCATTGTCCACAATTCGACCGTCCCTATCAATGATGTCATCCCACACTTCAATCGCATTTAACACAAGCGTCAGAAACTCTTGAGCCTCCGGGTCTTTAACAGACTCGGTCATCCATGGGGACAAAGGCCGAAGTGTATGGTTACTCATGGGACTGTATCTTACATTGTTTCTGTAAAAAAGGTAACTTTTATGCAGGTGGGGTAGGCCACACTACGTTAAACGGAAACCCTGCCTGAGCAGGTACATCCCGTAGGGCTTGGCAATATGCATCCCACTCGGGCGTTGTGGTTCTATCTCGGCGGTAGCGCCAGTCTGTTTTGGCTAGTAGCGCGTCGCGTTGCCTGCGGATTTCTACAGCATGGCGAGCTGGATTGCTTGTCCACTGCTTGGTTGTGTAGTTGAAGGTGGCAGAAACATCAGGCGCGGCTGGAATCTCGACGGGCTGTTTGTTATCAATATAGTATTGGTCGTCAGCATAATTGCCTTCCAAGTAATCTTCGCCTTCTTGAAGTTGGGCGGCAATATCCGTTGTATAGGTAATTCGGAGAATTTGCCCAGTGGCAGTACTGAAGATTGTGTAAGTCATCGTTTGAACTCAGAAGCGTATAAAGACCTGTTCGATACAGAAGACGAGTAAGCAAAAGTTCCTGAGCCAGTATTCTGATCCAAGATTTGGAGCTCAACCGTAAATGAACCAGATGCTGTACCTACACTAAAAGACATACTGGGGACATCCGATTGGATTAACTCTGACCCATTAGCGACAATTCGAAACAGTGGCCAAGAAGCGGTGTCGCCTGATTCTGCAACCCACAACCCGTTAAATGCTCGCCCAGAAGAAGAAACAAATACTGAGCCTCCTGAGCAGGAAATTGTCAAAGATTGAACAGTTGTCCAACTAGAAGTGCCCGAACTATAAACACGTCCCGCTGTGTAAGATGAAACCGTATTGGTGATCGCCCCGCTGAGAATGTTGCCGGTGCGGACAATGTTGCCGTTCAAAGTGAGGTTAGTCCCGTCAAAAGACAGATTGGTGGTGGAGTTGCCAAGGGCAAACGTGCCGCTGCTATTAAATACCGCACCATACCCGCTCATGGAAGTACCACTGACAGCGGGAACAGAACCTACAGTCAGAGTACCTGTAAAAGTTCCAGTGGCAGCAGACAGAGTTCCACCAAACAGTGCATTACCAGCGGTATCCACATAGAACGTGGTTACACCAGCCTTTTTACCAAACAGGCCACCACTGCCAAAATACACACCATTGTTAACGTCTGAGCCAGCAAACATGCCGTCAGGTACAGAAAAGTTAACTCGGCCTGAGATGGTATCCCCTGATTTAGTCAACTTGCCGTTGATTGTTGGAGTCAGTGCTGAGTTAAGCCAGCCGGGGTCTGCAGTGATGTATGAGTAATTAAGTGGCGTTCCAGCAGCAAAAATAACATTGCCGGAGGAATCCTTGATGGTTAACCCACGGGTATCAATTTGACTGGCAGTCAGCTGGCCACGGATAGATGCAGCACCGAACTCAGCAAAACCGTTACCCCCGATATACCAACCGGTAGTACCAGCCGAATACCCTGTGGATTGAATATATTGACCAACGTTAATCGACCCTGCTGTAAGTTTATTGACAGCTAGACTAGAAATCTTGGCATCATCTACAGCCAAATCTTGTATCTTGGCATTTGTGATCGCGGCATTTGCAATAGCTGCGTTGCCTACAGCAAGGTTAGCAATCTTAGTTGTTGTGATTGCGTAGTCTTTAATCTTGCCAGACTCAACTGCATCTGTTGCCAACTTGGTAGCGTCAATAATCAGAGGGCCAAGGTCCACTCCACCTACAAGGCCAGTGCCGCCAAGGGTACCTGTAGAACTGTTGTACGGGCCAGCAACGTTGGCTTGAGATACAAAACGAATCCAATAGTAGTAGCTTTTGCTAGTACCTACGGGATCAGAGTACACCGCACCAGGGGCAAAGCCTTGCAAAACCGCATGGGCTAAGACGTTGTCAACTGAACGCCAGACTTCAGTGTATGCGTAGTTAAGGAATGTACCCGAGACATTGGGGTCAGTCCAGCTCAACAGAATGTTTGTAAAGCCAGCACTGATGGTTAGCCCACTTGGTGTAGGAGGTGGCGTTGTATCTGTAGTCCCGTTGTACCCAGAGGTAATCGTTGTAACATTTGAGATGGCTGGGTTGAATCCAGCATCTACCGTACTACCATTTGGAAGTGGGTTTCCAGAAATGGCTCCGCCCAGAATCTCCAACGACTCTTTCATTGGGCGCAAAATTGCCGCAACAGTGGGGTCTTTGACCGGTGAGATCGAAGGTATACCGGGAAGTCTTGGCAGATCAGCCATTAAGCTTGCTCCAGCTCATCCACTGACGTGGCAATCGTTACACGGCGAACAGGGACGTTTCCAGTCACCTCAATTTCCCAGTAGTAGGAACGAGTCACGTTAGGAATACGGACAGGTTCATCGCCAGTCATGTTGATCGTCAGCACGCCTTGGCCTTCGGCATACAGATTGACTGTAAGGTATGTGCCAGGGTTGGCCGCCATGTATACGTAATCTGCGTGCAGTTGCAAGGCCGCATAAGTCGTAGGACGATTATGAATAAACTTCTTGGACCGCCACGTAAACACCGTATTGCTTGTTGTGCTGGTATCTATTGAATAGATTTTGTTGTCTGTGGCGGACAGGACGTATACCGTACCTGTGATGGGCTCGACAAATTTGGCTTTGGCATCTGAATCAAACGTGGCCAGTGGTGGGTTGTCCCCACGCAAGATGATGATTGACTTACGGGCCCCAGCAACAGTCTGGTAAAAGCCAAAGTACATGTTGTTGTACACCGCACCCTGCATAGTGGATGGGTTTAGCAGCTGCCACTCCTCGCGTGTGTAGAGGGCGTTAGAGATAATCTCCTGCGTCCCGGGGGCAACAGAAGCTAAACCATTAGGACTGGCGTACAGAACGCCATACTGGTCGGAGACAATAGACTTCTTGGACACGCAGGGCTGCACCATGGGCAGCTTCTCCTGCATCATGCTGGTTGGTGTTGTGCCAGTAATCATGTATGGATTACGGGTTGTACCTACAAACAGCGAGTTGCCAAACACACCCAAGCCCACGATAGGGAAATCTGTAGTCAGCATGTACGTAGCAGGCCATGCATGGGGTAGGTAAGGCTCGCAAAACCAGACTTGGTTACCAGTAAACCCAGCCAACATGCCGTTTGGCATAGACACAATACCCTGCAAAGTAGAGGGTGGTGGTGTGTAATACAAAGACTGAAGGGCGCTACCAAGCTGAGCAATTGTCTTGGTGTCTACATATGTTGTTGTCGCGATTGGAATTTCTGCAACTTGCAAGTAAGTTGAAGTTGTTGTACCAATAACGGACCGATAAATACGACGGGCGTAGAAGTTATAGTTTCCCGTAGGAGGGGTAGAAAAACCTGTAATCGTTACAGAGTCTCCAGCCGTATTGACGCCTGTGATGATTGTCGCGGGGCTAGGAGCGGATTCTTCGTATACTGCACCAAACTTGGTTACATATGTATAAATGTACGAGCGGTCTTCGGTAGGGGCAGTACCCGTACCGGCTTTGGATAAAGAAGGTGCGCCCGTGGGAACAGGAACACCCATCTCGTAATAAGAATTGGGGTAAGGCGCAGTGCCAGAACTGTTGGCCAACGCCCAGTTAGTTTTTCTAGGGGTAAACCCTGAGCTTGTGTAGTACAAGCGAAATTCATTTAAGTCAGCCACTGGGCCAGGAACGACATCCACATCGTAATTCCACTCAAGCCATATAGGCGAGGACCCGCTGGGGCCAGTGAACTTATAGATTGTTTGAACGCTGGAGCCGCCACTGGGCGTGTACTCAAGCGTAGGGCTGCGCCATGGGCGAATCTCTAGTGAAGTCAGCTTGGCATTGTTAGCAATCTGGGCTTGGTTGCCTTCAAGCGCAGTGGGACCAGTCCTCGGTACGATACCGGAAAAGTTGTCGATACGGAGTCCGGGCATGATCCCACCTTCTCAATTAAGCTGCTGGAGCGTCTTCAGCAGGAGTTTCTGCTGCTTCAGCCTTTTTAGACTTTGTTGCTTTTTTACCACTAGGCGTTTCGATTTCGTCAGCCAGTAGTTTGCCTTCGTCGTTCAAGTTAAACACACCTTCATCGTTCAAGCTACCAACCTTTTTGCGATCGGCCATAACGCCTACGATGATGTTGCCAGCAACCAGCTCAGCGCCTGTTGCTTCCATAAATTGTTCAAAACTGATTGCCATGTTGGCTCCTTGAAAGTTGTTAAAAAGGTCTCCACAGACCTACACACATTCTGCCACTAAGCAGTTAAGACTTCAAGCGCATGGTTGATATGTTTGATCCGGTCATTCAAGCCAATCGTACCGCCGTTAATTTTCTTGGTCAGACCAATCCAATCTCCTGCTTCAGCCAATTCATTGCATTTGCGTGTGGACCAAAACCACCCTGCAGTTAATGCGGCATACATAGGCGTAGCTACTAATTCTGGGTTGGCCCAGAAGTCAACACCAAGTGCTTTACCAGCATGATAATACCCATCAGAGCCAGTCAGCTGAATACATCCTCGGCCACGGAAACGGTACCCATCTCCACTAGCTTCATCTCGGTTGCCCATGCGTGAGGCATAAACTTTGTTGGCAATTTTCTTAGGTTGTTTCTCGTACTCATTTGCAATCTCTTGAGTAGGAAATCTTTTTGGCCACAGCTTCATCAACGTTGCAGCACGGTAGTTCAAATTTTCTTCAAGCAATCTAAAGTGTCCGCACTCATGACCACACTGCCCAATAAATGCAGCTTGCTGGCGGGGCGTGCTGATACCGAAACGAGTAAACGTTTCATTCAAGGCGTCTACCCATTCTGGGCCAATTTTCAGTTTGGCTAGTTGCTCAGCGTTTAGCATTTACCAACTCCCTCATTTCGTTGTAGGTTGAGATGCAGGCGTTGAGCTGGTTGATGGCTGCGTCCCCTTCGGCGACGATGGCTGCAATAGCTGCGAGAGTCTGTCTGTCAGATTCGCTTGTCTCGGTGTCGCGATTGCTGTCGGCAGGGGCGGGATCTGCGGTGGGCTGTACACAACTGGTGGCTGGGAGGCGCACGCGCCCAGCACGGATGGCACGATCAAGAGCAGTAGTCTTTTGAGATAAGGCATCGTTAGTCTCCTGTAACTTGTTTGTCTGAGCAACTAGTTTGCTGGTCATGGCCCGCTCAACCTCACGGGCCTCTTCGTTCTTCTTGGCTATGGCAAGCTGCATTTCTTCATCGCGCTCTGTCCAGCCCACATGGTGGCCGTAGAAGTAAACACTTATACCTGCAACAATAGCGCCTAGTATCACCCAAGGGTTAAATATCATGTCTCACTCCTTGCGAGTGCCCGCTCCATTGCAATATCCCCACGTTCGGGATGCTCGTGATCCTCGGCCGTTTGTGGAGGTGGCCCGGGAGTCCAAGATTCGTCCAAAGCGGGATTTACCCATACAGGCATCTGACCAAACGGCTGCCCAGCAATTACTTGAGATGCGCCGCCGGAAGTTGGTGCTGGTGGGCATGGACTTGCGCCGCCATATGGTGGATATGTTTGTGTAGACGGCGGGATTCCCAAGGTGGGAGCAAGCTTCTCAGCCAGCGCCTGTGAGCCTTTGTTTACAGCAAACATACTGACGATGGTCGTGATGCTACTTGCCATGATCAGCACAATGTCGTTGAGCATCTTGGTGAAAGCCTGATCTATGGGCGCCATGCTCTTGATTGGCTGCGACACAAAGATCACGGAGTACAGCATGGAGCTAACGATCCCGCCAAACACCATCATCAGGATAACCACCACAAACGCCCAGACGCAGACTTGAATCAGCCTGACAAGATCGTCAACGGTTTTGATTTCCAGCATCTTCATTTAGGCTGCTCCTGCGCTTGCTGTTGGACTTGCTTCTCCAATACGGGAGCAACCAAATATTCGGGGCACATCTGTGTAAACAGACAACGGGGCTTCTGGCACTCTGCTTTGTAAAAGTTGTCAGGGTTTTGGCATGGGTATCTGTAAACATCTTTACAGCCTGTCAACAATAAAACCAGAATGAGGTATTTCATTTACCAAGCCCAACTTTTCCAAGCAACAAATTGACTATCTTGTCTGCCAAGTCGTTTGGCAAAAACTTAAGAAACCCAAGAAAATAAAGTGCCACACAGCCGTAAATAAAAATCTTGAGTGCGAGATCAAACGTCTTTTGGTATTCATTCATCGTCCACCACACCTTCTGGTTGTATGACAAAAATCAATCATTTCATTCACACCAACAAAAAGTATAAATAGTACAAAGAACGTACCGCCAATAATCATCGCCCATTCTTGCAGCTCTTGATCTTTGGCCTTGGCTTCCTTCTCAGCCTTCTTTAATGCACTTAACTCTTTAGCATCTGCCAAGTCCATTTCTGCTTGACGGGCTTTGATCTTGTTCCAGACATCAATCTTGCCTGTCTGCATGAAGAGCATCTTTAACTCTTCCTCAAATGCACGGGCTTGTTCTAGCGCCATTTCAATTTCAAGAGCAGTTCCCATATTGGAACCTTTCTTGCCAGACTTTGCTTGCAGCATTGCCTTGGTAGCTTGACTCTTGGCGTCAAACATTTTGCCCAGCATGGGCGCTAATGAACCTAGGTCATTGGCAACTTTACTTGCCTTTTTGACCATACTGATGGCGCTTTGCAGGCCATTCAGTGCCGTGATTGGGTCAATCATCACTTATCCTGTTTTGAGTCTAACTTGTCAAAGATTTGCCTCAGAATAGTTTTGATCTCTGCAATGTCAGACTTGTAGTCGTCCTTTTGGACGTAGTCTCTAAGCAGATTCTCCCGCAAAGAATTGGCGTCATCTTCCAACTTCTGAATCTTGCGAGTTGTTTGGTTAAACACGAACACAGCCAAGAAGGCTGCGATTGCCACAACAAAATTAAATATCTGTTGGTTGTCCATCACTTCAGATTCCGTAATTTATACAGGGTACTCAAGTATTCTGCAACAGCTTCATCGATAATATTTTGAAGCGCTGTGTCAGTTTTTTGAACAGCGGTATAGCGCATTTTTTCAACTGAGTCTAGATGACGTGCGAGTACATCAGCTGGTTCACCCATATCTGTTTCTTCCAACATAGGAATATCGTCAATGATCCCATGACGACCTTGGTAGGCTTCCGTCAATGAATCTGCAATGTCCACGATGCTAGAATAAAAATCACCCAGTGCCATATGCTGGGCGTAGCTTGTAGTGCGCAGGTGCGCTCTATGCGCATATTCACGGCTTAAGAACAGCAGTGCAATAAGGCGTCCAATCATAATGACTCCACAGTAGGTTGCATAGACGCAAGGTTCGCAATAAGCCTGCTGTCTGTGGGATTGAATTCTAAAGCTTTTTTGCAAAATTCAATAGCAGAATCTTTGAGCCCCAGATGCCATGCAGCAATACTTGCAAGGTCGTAAGGCTTCTCTGTCCACACTGATGGGTCCATCGTATACACCAATGCTTTGTCTTTAATCTCAAGCGCAGAAAGTGCCGCCGCATATGACTCAGCCCACATTGATCTACGGTATGCCATCATGGACAACTCTACCCATGGCTCGCGGGTGCCGGGGGCCTCAGCAACTGCAAGTCGCGCCCACTTCATGGCTTCTTCAATATGCCCTAATTCGTCATGTGATTTGGCAAGTAAACGCATAGCGTAGCAACGCTCGTTCTGCCACGTCGCTTCAGGCATTGCAAGGTATCTTTCTAGCGCAATGATGGCTTCTTTCCATCGGTAATAGAAAGTCAACTCACGTGCGTGGTAGAACGCATTACGAGGGCAGCGTGGGTCTTCTTTGACTGCCAACTCAAGCAAAGGCATATACTGACCACGAGACTTTGTTGGGTCTGGATGGTGGCTTACCAGCAGCATGTCCGTATGTGCATAAACTTCGTTTGTTCGGTTATCCGCCCGTGGGTATTCATGGACTGGATGGTGCCAGTGGTAGCCAGTACGGTGGTGAATTTTTTCGTAAAAGAAACTGATGCCACAGCCCCAGTCAAACTTGTAGCGCAAGCGAGTGGTCTGGTCAGTCCAAACACGTTCGATCTCCTCACGCCAGCCAGGTTCCATGACTTCATCCAAGTCAAGAGATATACACACGTCAAAATCGCCAGGGATCAAATTCATCGCAGTGTCACGGGCTTTGTCAAAACGCCAAGGCTTGACAGCAATGTCATACACTTTTGCCCCACACTGGCGTGCCAGCACGGCGGTATTATCTGTAGACCCTGTATCAGCAATCAGAATCAAATCAGCGTTCTTGGCTGATTCACAGAAACGTTTTACAAATTGTTCTTCGTTTTTGCTAATCGCGTAAATGGCGATCTTTAGTTTTTTGTACACGTATACTCCTATTTCGTTCTGAATACTGAACTGGAATGGCTGTCCAAACAGTGAGATTACTTGGTCATGAGAATAGTTGTCCACAATGTGTTTTTCATAGGGATTACCCTCATACTCGTCTTGTGGATAGTACCCAAGCGGAATGCTAACAACTACTGTTGTACAGACTGCACGAAGTTTTTTAAGTAATTCCTGTGCGTCTTGGCTTGTCATGTGCTCAAGCACGTCGCCAACAAACGCTATATCAAAATCAGAATAATCTACAGTGCGTGCGTCAGCGCAAACCACTTCGTCATACAAGCTGGCAAGAGCATACTTGTCAATGTACGGTTGCCAAATTTCTACAGCAGTCCAGTGCCCTGTTAGCTCTGGAAACAACTTTCTATACGTGCCGCTTCCGGCCCCAATATCTACTATTTTTTTACCGCTCAAGTTTAAAGACTTGATGTACTGTTTTCCTGACTCAGAGCTGAAGGGCATGTATTGGTATCCTTTAAGAAAGTGGGTCGATTGGCCACACCACTGTCTTTATATCAGAATACGTCTTGGTTATGTCACGAAGTGCTTGGCGGTAAGCAAGTACGTCAGCAAACTTTTGGGCAGTCATTGTGTTGGGTAAACTCAACAAGTCTTCTTCTTGCTTACGAATCAGCACCCAGTCAGTCGATGCCAGTTTGATGTTACGAAGTTCTACCAACGTAGGTTCAGGATTTGTTGAGTTCTGCGTCTCGTCTGCAATCGCAGCTTGCTCAATGTTGCTTAAATTTTCAGCAACCCAAACCATTTCATGTAAGTCTGCCCCAGACTTAACTTGGCCGTTTGCATATTCAACAACATAAATATTGCGGTCCGGCTCATACGCAAAGATACGAACTTCAGCAGCGTAAGGAAACCTTGCACCAAACTTAAACGCAATCGCAGAAGAGAACACATGGTCTACGCCATTGATTCTGCAGCTTGCAGCGTTGTTGTAAAAATCTACTGTAACGTATGTGTGGGCCATGATGTGTGCCTTTAGGTAACCAATTGGATGAAAGCAAGTTTGATGTTTGCTGGAAGCGCATCGGTAGTCACCGATCCGCCAGCTACGGTGTGGGTATGAGTCACAGTTGACGTTCCGTGGTTCCTATAAATCTGTGTATAGTAAACGTCGTTTCTGGCGTAGTGTGCATGGGTGTATGGGTCAGATGCAGCAGTTGGCCCAGTCGTTGTGTACGTGTTTGTCTCACTTGTGACTGTCCCGTGTGCAGTTGCAGACGAAGTAGCGTAACCAAGGAAATACCCTTGCATGTCGATCGTGCCATTAGTGCCATCACATACTTTCCAGTAAGGTGGCAGTAAGGAAAGGTTCCCGCAGTACATCACAACTGTGGCGCTTTTTGGAAGTTGTCTTGATGCAGAAATCCAAAGTTTTAACAACTTTCCTTTGAGTGCATTGATCGTGGCAGTTGCTGTTACCACGTGGGTATGCGTAGACGGGGCTGCCGATGATTGGTAGCTGGTCTGTAAACTTGAAGTTTGCGTGGAACCGTAATCAGTGTATGGAGGGTTACCGTGAAAATGAGAGTCAGAAGAATAGGTTGCCGCAGTCAGCGTCATGGTATGACTTGTTGCTGCGTTATCGGTGACTGCACTACCACCAGAGATATATCTGTTTGATGTCGCTGCCAGTTTTTGAGTGCCACTGACCAAATTGGTTCCATTGATATGAATGGTGTTGGCAGGAAAAAACTTCTGCTCCGTTGCAGTTCGCAGCATAGTCAAAGTGGTGCTAATCGGCTTTAATTCTGAACTGTCAGTTCCGTTGGCTGTAATAGCATGGGTGTGTTCACCAGCACTGTTTCGCGCAGAAGATAGCGATACATAACCGCCAGCTGTAGGCACGCTGGCCCCTGAGTGCGCACCTGCGGTAGATAAACTTGTGGCTGTAGCTGTTGAGCTTCCACTGGCAGCTGCTGTGGTGGCAATTTCTGCTTGAGTTGCCGTGCCTACAATAAATTTGTTGGCCGCGTCTGTGTAGATATCCCAGCCGTCTACCGCAGCAGAATAAGTGCCATTATAAAAAATAACAGTGTCCGCTGGGATGGTGTAGACGTAGGGGGAAGTAAATCCGCCAAGCGAACTTTTGACGGCTAACAAAGTCATGGCCTACCCTTTAAGCGTATTTGATTTGGGACACAAGAGCTGTGTATGTAGCCGAAGCTGTCTTAATCAGCGTCAAAGTGTAAACGTCCAGCGCACTGGCACTACCGCCTGTAATAGATGAACCACCAGGGTACTTAGGTGTTACCGTGACATTGTCCACAGTAAATGATGTAGGGTAGTAAGCCGTGGTGCTGTTAGTGACAATCAAGACGGCTGTGACGGACTGGCCGGTTTGCAGCAAAGAGCCCAGCGTTGTGCCGCTGTTGCCTCGCACGTTCCACGTAAAGTTTGTCGTAGCGTTGCCGGTGTAGTACAGGATGCCTTGCGCGAGTACATCGTACTGAAGCGTTGCCGCAGGCGCAGACGCAGAGACTGTTACGAACTCGAACGGCCCCTTGAGCGTTTTGCTGGTCAGCGTTTGATTGCCTGTCAGCGTTGCCAGCGTGGCTAAAAATGTAGCATCTACGTTTGGCTGAATGATCTGTGTTGTCATGCTGTACCTTTAGGAAGTAGGCAGTGGCGCTGTTGGCGGTGTGAAGTTGGCTGTGTAACGAGCAGCTTTTGTCAAACGCAAGTCGGCAATGTATCCATTCAAATTATTAGCACCAGTAACACCACCTGCTACAGTTAATGGATATGCGGCATTATATAAAGTTGCCATAGTAGAGAATGTGCTAGTCTGAACTCCATTAGCAAATGTCCTAACTGTACTTCCACTTCTTGTTACTGCAATGTGATACCAAGTGTTAGCTGTCGGGGAATTCACTATAGCCACCCCGGCGGCAATGTCCCACGAAGAGCCATTTGAGCTCAGGTACAAAGTAATTTTACTAACGGTTGTATCGGTGTATATTAAATAAGGTGCATTAACAGTAGGCCAGCCTTGGGTCAGTATTGCTTTACCATCTGCAAAAGATGATAAATACACCCAACATTCAATAGTAAAGTCACCAGCCCCGAATTTAAATGCCTCGTTGTTAGGAGCAACCAAATAATCACCAGTACCATCAAAGTACATACTGCCTTTGGTAACACCTTGGAACGGGTTCATGGACTTGACTGCTACGTTACCGACGCGTGTGAGCGTGAAGTTATTTGAACTGTTGTCCACGAATGACTTGGATTGACATGTCAGCAAAACTGTATTAGCTACAGCAGTCAGAGGTGTAGTAGAAGGTGTGAAATTGGCTGTGTAAAGTGCAGTACCAATCAACAATCTTGCATTGCTAACATAACCTGTAAATTTACCATCGACAGTGGCAGTAGTATCATATCCAAGATAGAAATAATTTGAAGTTGTACTAGTTATACTCCATCCAGTTGTTTGTCCTACTTGTGTACCGTTAAAGTATAAAGTTCCAGTTGATCCAGATAAAACAAATGCCAGATGTGTCCAAGTATTTAATGGGAGTGCGTTTGATCCAGAAGTTACATTTCCACCAGCGGCAAACGGCACACTAAAATTAACTATTCTGCCAGTATCAATTCCCAAATAGAAACTAGACTGGGCGCTGTTTGGTCCTATGGTAATTAACCTGTTTAATACGGACGGCGTAGCAGTCATGTAAACCCAACATTCTAGTGTTATATTTGTACCAGATAAGTTGAATAACGAAGATGTTGCTGTTGTTAGTCGGTTAGTACCACCATCAAAGTAATTTGAATAGTAAGCCCCAGCGTATGGTGTCTCGGATACGATCTTGGCATCACCAATTGATTCTAAGACTACGTTTTTGCTGCTGTCAGTTTCCCCAGCCTTGTCCATGTTCAGGAGCAAAACTGTGTTTTGAACAGCTTGTACTGGTGCTACGGGTGGAGCGAATCCGCCGGTGTAGAGTGCTTGACCTTTGATGATACGGAAATCAGAAATGTATCCGGGCAAAAAGCTCGATCCGGCTTGCGACGCCAAATACAACGTGCCTGTGTTGTAGTTTGTTGAATCAGTAACTGTTGCAATCAAAACACCGTTGATGTAGAACGTAAATGACGTTCCTTTTCTGGACATGCCAATATGCGCCCACTGTCCAACCATGGCTGTTGAAGCGACGTTGACAATTTGTGTTGCTCCAATCCAGACACCAAACTTAACACCAGTAGAATCAAAAATAAAACAACGTAAAACAGACCCTGTTGATCCATATGCAAAAGCAGTAAAGTATGCTCCGCCTGTGGGGGCAGTAGGAATGTTCACCCAGAAATCAATCGTGAAATCACCTGCACCAGGTAATGCTGCAGAAGCGGCAAGG